TCAGCAGCATCAGTAAAACCAGCAGATGCAACGTCATAAGCGGCTGCTGTTAGCTCTAAAACACTTTGTTGATTACCAAGTTCTTGGGATACATCTTTCAGTCGAGCTACTAAGGCTTCACTATTAACACCCAAAGTTTCTACTTTCGTCTCGGCAAAATCCTGTTCTGATAACCCTTTAAATAAAGCGGTTACTGTTCCCAAAGCACCACCAAGCAATGCGATCGGACCGAGTGCTGCTTGAACAGCAGCCCCCATTCCTACAATCCCTGGTGTTGCCGCCCTCGCTCCCATACCTGCGGCTGCTGCACCTTTCCCAAAAAGACTTGCGTTTTTACCTCCGTGTTTTAAAGTCCCTCCCGTTTTCTTTATCGTATTTGCAAACTTATCCGCAGACGCATTAGCTCTCTTAAGAGGTCCGCTAACCTTGTCAACTAATACCAGCTCTAACGGAACTCTTCCAGCCACGTTGTTTTGTCTTACATAGTTTTTATTCTACCTATAACGCCTCGCCTTTTCTATTTCTTGCCGTTCTCTTTCATGTTTTAACTCATAATAAGCAGCAAAATATCTAAACTCCTGATCTGATAATTCGGTGCGGAGCTTACTTACTGTCATTCCTAATTCTGTTGCCAGGAAAAACTCAAAATAGAGCCAGTTATCCCCCCTTAATCGTTTTTTACTTCGTCTAAGCTTTCACCATCTTCATTTACATTAAATAAAAACAGTTCTAATTCATTTAAAACCTTTTCTGGTAATTCACGCTGTAACTTAGCAACATCGGCTAAAGCGAACGCCTTGGTTCCATCTTCTAGTTCTGCCTTTTGACATAACATTACTGTTGACTGCTTTAGGGCATTATCGCTATCAGATACACCTTGAACTCTTAAACGATCAGAGCGTGTAACTGGTTTAAAATAGAGGTCAATAATATGCTTATCTTCTATAAAAACCTCATATTTGCGACGTTCATTTAGATCAAATGAACCGCAAAGGAGGTCTACTGTGCGTTCCTTTTTTGAACTTGATGGGGTTGGTTGGGTTGTCATTAATTAAACAGCAAGAGCAGGAGCGCCGTTAAATGTAAAGTCTACACTTACAGTCTCCAGTTCCCCGACGCTAGCACCATACTCTGCGCCCGTCACCAATACCGTTCCTGTTATCTTTTTCCCTCCAGATTCGTCAAGGTATAACTCAATAAAAGAATTAGCAGGATCTTCGCCTGTTACGACCTCTTTTATAAGATCTAATTTGTCGCCTGAAGGTGCATCATAAAGAAGTTCACACGAACCACTTCCTCCAATCATGCCTCCAACAAAAGCATGAGCTGTATCCCCATGTGCATCAACAGAAAGAGATTCTTTGCTTAAACTTGCAGACCATGAACGAATAGCAGCGATTTCTGAGACGCCGCCAGAAGCATCTTTGTCAAATTTGACAGTGCCTTGTTGTCCTCTATAAAAAGCCATAGTTAATTAGATGTCTAAGGTGATTGCTCCGTTAGAGACGAAGTTACAAGTGATGACTTCAACTTCTCCAACTGTAGCCGAATAGTCCGCAGAAGTAATGACCCCGTCGAAAGAGATCTTCTTCGTTCCTGTTGTGTCTAAATACAATTCAAACAAAGCTCCGCCTGCATCTGTTGCTGTATTTGCAGCTTCAATAAAAACATTAGTTTCATCAGAAGAACTTGCTGTATATAAAAGCTCAACAGAACCAGAGCCGCTAATAATACCACCGACATTTTTAGAATAAGTATCACCTAATGCTGTCGATTCAAGGACTGCTTTCTCGACAGTCATTGACCAAGAACGTGTTGATGTAATTGCCGCAGCAGAACTGCCCGCATCATCAAATTTAACTGAGCCTTGCTGACCCCGATAAAAAGCCATAATTAAAGATCCTCGAAGGTTTCAAAGGTCATTCTGACCTGAGTTTGGAAATAGCCTTCTGGAGCTGGCGCAGCCAACACTTCTGGCCCTATCGGCGCGTCAAAATGAACACCCGATACAATTATTCTATTGTATAAGTCTCTGACTCTTTTGCCGATAGTTAAATTAGCACCTGGCCCTACTCCAGTAGCAGTAAAAATATTAATTAAAACAATTCCATTCACTTTATTTTCTGATGAAGAAGAATCACCCATCGTCAGAAAAGTGCTATCAGAAAAGCTCATTAGGCATTGACACCAACTAGACGCAGGAGTTGGCGTGTAAGGCATGTTATGAAACACAACAGGAATCGCAGGACTACTTGCAAGTTCAGTTGCTAAACGTCCTTCGACTGTTGCTCTTACTGTGTTGAGATCGATTGCAGCCATAATTAATCAGCCATTTGCTCCCATAATTCTTCTGCCCTATCTTCTAAGTTTTTCGCAATTAAATCAAACCAACCGACTTCTACTTGATTGTTCTTGCTTTTAAAGCTTCCTCCCCAAGATGGTGGGTAAGGTCCACGACCTGCATTGGCTTCCGCATAAGGAAGATTGTTATGGATGCTATAAGTTTCGCCAAACTTTTCTTTTTGGTAATTCTTTTTATTAGGTTTAGTCACGTTTCCCCCATGCTTGCCCGCTGGTGCTTCTCCTCCTACTGCCTCGCCTTGTGCAATTTGCCAGCTCGCTCTCATCCTTCCCGTGTCAACAGGCGTATTTAATTTAATAGCTTGATCTGCTTCAAGAATTAACAACCTCATAAATTCATCACCTTTTTCGCTCCAATATTCAGGCATCTTGTCAAAATGAATTTCTTTCATGCTCTTAGAAATACCTCATAAGTAATAGCAGTTGTTCCGCCATCTGTAATCGTTTTAATTCTTATAATTTGATGACTAACTCCACCAATAACTACTCGATCAGTAGTAGTCGGAGTGTTTGTTAAGGCCGAAGCTGCAATTGTTACTTTCCGATCATCAGCTTGAACAAGCTCATTAACTTCTCTAACATTTACATCCTCAATTAAACCGCTCACTGTTGTATCAGAAGCGGTTTCTGCAATATTCCCAGTTGTTGCGTTATAAGTTCCTGTTGTAATGCGCCTGAAAGTTACATCATCGCCAAATTTAGCTAATGATTTTTTTGCAACACTTCGTAACGAAGAAGCTAATCCCATTAGAGGCTATAAGCAATAACTTGACCGCTTGCCAAGGTAATACTCGTAATAACACCCTCTACTTCAGAACCAACACCCATAGTTATTCCATTAATTGTGGCTGACCCGTTTTCTGTAAGGTTCTCAGCAACAAAGGTACATTCAGCAGCGGCTAAACAATGCACCTTGCCAAATCTGCCAGTGTGAGCTGAAGTGTCCGTAATAATAATTCCGGCTGGGTAGTCGTAAGACATGAAAGTTAACTCCTTTTAATAGAAACATTTCCAGGCCCACTTATTCTAAGACCCGTGAAGTATCTTTCAAAAAGTGGTGGAACCCTATCGGCTCCGACAGCACCATAAAAATTAGGTGTTACATCTAAACTTCCAACCTTTACGCTCTGATAATCTTCCAATCCGCTTAAACCAATACCGCTTGTATTGTTCTGCAAATAAACAGCGAGAACAACTTGAGCCTTTTTGACTTGATCTGGAATCTCGGTATCAGTGTAATAATCAGTCGTTATTCTAAATGGAAACCCTGTAGCGTAAGTATTGATATAGGTGTCGGGTTTTCTTACTCCTGTCCTCGGCCATTGAAGTGATTGGGTATCATCTGCTCTAGCTCCTAAAAATCTTTCGCGATCAATTCTCTGACAAGCAGTATATAAAGCCCGATTACGATAATCATCAGAAGTTGTTCCCGCTTCCCATGCTTTTACATCGTCGTCAGGAACTAACCCTTCAACAATTGCATTTGCATCAGAAAGAGTGATGTAACTATTCGCTGAGGCTGACCCTACTGTTGCGACTATCGTTATCGCCATTTGTTAAGACTTTGGCTTTTGGTTTACGTTTCTTTTTTGGCTTTGATGGTGGAACAGAAGCCGCCGCTTTTGCAGCGGCCTCGTTTTGTTCCCTCATCCGCCTAAATGCGGCCATGCCCATTAGCTAGATGCACCTTTTAGTGCAACAAAGTTAAGGACAATTGCTTCGCCTAAGTTTCCAGCAGATGTATTTGTGATTGTGATCGCAAATGAACCCGCTGCAACTGCGGTTGCCTGAGCCAGATAAGACCCAGCAGTTCCACCAGATGCGTGGTTAACCACGATTACATCTGTTGCTGCAATTTCGCTATTTGTCACTGTGAAAGAAACTTCAACACCTGCATTTAGGGTTGCGTCGTCACATGTGATCTGACCAGAAGCCTTGTTAAGTGTTACTCCAGTAGCTTTAGAAGTTGCTTGAGTAACTGTGCCTCCAGTAGTCGGGCCAATAAGTTTGCCCGCTGTTGCTTCAAAGATTGATGCCATTAGTTAAGTACCTCAATCCTGGTTGCTGACATTCGTGATTCTCACGATGCCGCAGTTTTTTGTCTCGTAAACCTTCGACCATTTGGCTACGGTTTCTAATTCGGACCTTGTAGGATTCGTGTCTGTAGTTGCCCATTTCACGCCTACTGGATGATAGCAATAGTGCAAATCAAGAGCTAAAGCACTGGACTTGGCAAGAATGTCCCTGTCAGTCTCAGTCTTCATTGCTGCCTGTTCGCCTGTTCCAACTGCGCCTGGAGTAAACACATAAGTTGAATACTCAGTAGAAGCACCTGAACCTGTTGTTGCAACATCGTCAGAAACGATCACGCGAAGGCCCATGAATGTTGGAACACCTACGCCACCAAAAGCAGCCGCTGTTGAACCAGCAGTTGCAGATCCGTCAGCAGTACCAGTGTTGTCGTATATACGATCAATAGCTTTTCTTTCTACTAAGTCGTAATACACTTTTGAGTGCATACAAATTACAGAAAGCTTCTCGCCAGCATCTCCAAGAATGGATCTTGCTTTTGCAATATGCCTTGGGCTTAGAGCTGTTGGTGAATCGCCACTCTCTGAATCAACACAAAGAGAGAAGAAAGCACTGTTTGAATCGTTAGCGTTAATACTTCCGAAGCATCCAGATAAAGCAGAAAGAAGATCCTTCTGTCTTTGGTTTGCAACGTAAGCCGCTACTTTCTGACCGATTGCAGCCATTGGGTCTGCACCAGCAGCAAGAGCCGCTAAATCTCTGCTTTCCCATGCACGTCCTCTGTGCAATACAACTCCTATTTGCTGACCAGTTGTGATCTTGCCAGGAGTTAAAGAAGAACTATCTGATAGAACTTCAAAATCACCACTAAGGTTCGCAGACCAAAATGGGACTTTTATAAAATCGCCACCATCCTCAGAAGCATTTAATTCCGT